ATGAACTCTAATTCTCTGGTCTCGGTATCATACACATGAAACCCTTTGGGATCTTGGTAGTCGCTCCATGTGAGTTCATAAGGACATCCCAAGTAGTCAATGTTTCCAGTAGTAGATTTGTGATGAAAGTGTCCAGACATCACGCGGTCAAATCGTTTAAAGTCTGATATTTTCATACCATGCTCGTTCATGTTGCCCCGATCCATAAGGCAACCTGCAATCTCAAAGTGACCAAAGACAACTTGTGCTTCGGTGTTCTGCATGAACTCCATCGTGCTTGCGTAGTTGCCATTGTTGATCCAAGGAATAATTGCGTGTGGTACATCATCAAAGAGCACCTCTGCAACCTCGGAATAATACTTCACATTAGTTGCGTCAAACAACTCTTGCATCGCATTGATCTCGTTAGTGTTCTTGTATGGCACATCATGGTTACCAACAATTACATGCAGATCAATATTGCGATACAGACAAGGTTCTATAAATCCTTCTTTGAGTCGTCGTAGGGTAACATAAGAGATATACTTCCTGCGATCCACAATGTCACCAAGATGTAGGACAGTATGGATTCCACGCTTGTCAAGTTCTGGGAAAAATACATTACTATAGAAGCGATCAAAATAATCAAGGAAGGAAAGATTGTCATTACGAACTCCCCAATGCGTATCAGTTACTAATGCTATTTTCATCTACTACTCGCTTCTTCTTTTTGCGTCTCTTGTGATCTTCAAAATTTTGGATAAAGTCTGACATATATTCTTCAGTCCACTCATTATATTTTACACCATCATTGTAGTCATGTCCATAGTCGTGTGATTGCCTATCACTAACATCACCAAAGATATTTGCGTCTTCGGTTGCTTTGTACTTAGTATACAGATATTTTTTTTCTTTTTGGATACGTCTAAGAAAAGCATAATAGATAATCTGCGTAAAGTATGCAAAAGGATTCTGTGATTTTTCTGGATTAAAATTATCAATATACTGCAAACTATTTTCAATACCATCCGATATCATCTCCTCTCGAAACGAATAGTTTACAAAGTTTGGTTTGTATGATAGATGTGTTGCAATCTTCATAATACAGTCTGCAACATACATGGGAACAATTGGCCTGTCCCTACCCTCTGCTTCTGCCTTCTGTACTGACTCGCGAAACTCTACCATTGCCTCAAGGAACTTTTTGTTGTCCACATAATAGGGTTTTTTTCTTTTCTCTGCTCTTGTTTCTGCCATGTTAATGTACCGTGTTTGCTGATAATTCTATTGGTTGCCCAAACTTTTCCATCCAAGGATCATTGACCTCTTCTTCCGTTTCTTCGTCTTCCTCTGTTTCTTTATCGTTACCCTTAAGTGTAGAAAGCGATTTTATATAGTAGGCATCGATGTCTTCATCTACTGCGGCAACTGCAACCACATGACTTGTATTCAGATTGACTAAATTAATACTTCTTGTGAGAGGAACCCAAGTCATTGCAATCATCATTGGTCTTCCAGACGGACCTTCTCCAATTTCAAGTAAAAGAGGTTCAAGAATACTTGTTGTGTTTTCGTCTTGATGCACGATCTCTGCAATGATTGTCTCACCGTTAATTAGTTTTATGATTGAGTTCATTCCCCTACCTTTATGTTGTAGATTTTGTAATCGAATTCTTCTTCGTTGTAAATCTTCACTCGTTCAGCAAAGTGCTTGATCGTGTGGTTATTCCATGACTTGTATGATAAATCGTCTGCGATGTCATAGAGAGTAGCAACTTCCTTGTTGTCACCCTTACGCAATGCTCGTCCTATCGACTGAAGATTGCGAACACGAGACTTAGAGGGGGAAGCAAATATGACATTATGGAGGTTACGAATGTTGATGCCTGTGGAGAAAGTACCGTAACTTGCCACAATAATGGCATTGTCTGATTGCTCAATTCTATGTCTAATGTCTTCTCTTGTAGTAGCATCGATACCCCCATGTACGAAATAAACTTCTTTGCCCGATTCATTTATATCATTGTATAATATTTGACCGTGTTTGTCAACCATCTGATACAACACTAAGGTATTGCCCTCACGTGTAATTGTGAGGTTCTTAATGAACTTGTTACGGTAATCGTTGGCAATGAGAAACTGAATCTCATCCTGATAGTTAGACTGTTTCATCTGCTTACAAGTTCCCTCTGGATACTTGAGCACCAATGCCTTGATACGAAAGTCCGACAGAGTTCCTTTCTCGATCAACTCCTTTGTCTGTATGACCTTCATCACTGAACCGAACAGACCTTCTAATACCAACTTATTTGTCTGTGTCCCGTCAAGTGTTCCGGTCAATCCGAATCGCCATTTACACTCATCAAGTTTGGTCATGATCTTAGTGAGAGAGGTTGCCTTAAACTGATGTGCCTCGTCACCGACCACTACATCGAACTGGTCAAACCACTTCTTGGGTTGCTTATAGATGGACTGCCATGTGCTGATAAAAATTTGTGCTTCTGGGTTGTTTTTCTCTTGACCTTCCATGATAAGGTGTGTATAATAAAACTGTTGGTTTTCAGAATACTCTATAAAGTCCGTATTCATTTGATGCACCAAAGAGGTAGTGGGTACGATAAGTAGTGCCTTCTTCTCACCATGAGAGAGTAAGTATTTAAGGATACAATAAATGATGAATGATTTACCAGACGCAGTAGGTGAAAGGATTAACGCACGATGAACACGCAAGGCATGAGCAATTGCTCTGAGTTGGTAATCTCTGGGGATGTACTTACCTTTGAACAGTTCTTCCAACTCATTAAGAGCGATGTCATCAACATGATCGAGTCCCCCATGTACGACACATTCATAGTCCCTATCTTGGCAAAACTTTTTGACACGAGCAACGAGACCTTTATAGAGTGTATGACTCGCAGTATTGAACAGTCGTATTTTACCATCCCACATGCGATTTTTATATGAAGGCATGAACTTAGCACCCGGAACCTCAAAGGTGAAGTAGTCAGAGAGTTCTTGCCCCAACCCTCTGTCACACTCAATTTTTACATTCACTTCATCTTTTGGAAGGATGTCAATTCTATCCATTCGTAAATCTTAACCAATCAATTGCATTTTTAATTTGGAATCCACGGTTGTTAATACTCTTGAGAATTGCTTCAAGGTAATTGACCTTTTCTTGTTGGAGTGCTAACTTGAGGTTTAGTTCGATGAAGTCATCATCAGACTCAATATATGTATCTACTTCGTTCTTGAGGATTTTCTTGTAGAACTGATCGCGACCCAACTCCTCTAACTCTTCTTGGTCTAACTCACCAAGGTAATATTCATTAAGAAGTCTTTTCCGTTTATTGCGTTGTGCGAACATTCTTTTTAACTGCGCGTTTTCTCCCATGTAGATTTTGAGATATTTGTTATGGATGACAGGAATCTTTGTAGACTCTTCACCTAACTCAGTCTCATCCATACGGCAGTCTTTGTCCCACTCGGACACAATGTCTTCAATTCTCATGATAAATCCACAGGTAAAATAATATAAAGTATAACAGATTATACGATACTTGTCAATTCATACTTACGATATGCAAAGGATGCTGTACCTTGTAAAAACTCTACATCAGTCCCAGTAATATCAAAATCTAATTGACCAATAGATACAGGATACATGTCTATAAACTTAACCTCGATATTTGGTTGATAGGATGAAGTTGTTATAATTAATGTCGCATCGGAATAAACCTCACCAATAGGTTGAATTCCTCCCTTTTTTATGCCCGCATATTGCTGAAAATTATCTGGATATCCTAGACCAATTATCCAATTATAAATTTCTAGAAAATTTTTCATATCCTCATCGACTGTAAAATTAATTGATAAAGGACTAAAGGTAAGTTTGTCACCGGGAACAGGCAATTTAATAAAAGTATTTTCCACACTATCTATTTGCCCCATAGTAATATCTGGGATAGAAGCAGAAGTGCAAAAATAATTAACATTAGGCAGTTTCTTTACAGAAAACTTAAATCCTAAAGGAGATAAAAAACTTTTATTATCAGGAGTGTTTTGTAATGCCATTTTAATTCCTCACAAAGTTACTACTATTTATAAGGCAAAAAAAGGGGGACTTTCGTCCCCCCTAATCCGGTAGTTTAGAACTACTCTTTTTATTACATCAAGTTTGCAACCTTGACCAAACGGTAGTAAAGGTTCTTCTTAGCAAAGGCAATTGCACCGTCTGCATTAGAAGTAGCAAATGGGTTTGCAACCATTCCGTAACGAGTCTTGAACCCGATCTTAGGTTGGAATGTATTCTCACCAACCGCACGAACCATCTGGAGTGGTACGTATGGGCAGTAGAACAGACCTGCGTCAAACGCATTGCTTCCTTTGTAACCAATTGTGTAGTAGTTATTGGTTGCATCTGAGAAGTATGGATCAATGTATACACGGATACGACCGTTCAAGACACCTGCGAATGTGTTGCCTGTGTCATCAACTTGCAAGTTGTTAGACAAAGCAGGAGTATAATCAAGAACACCTGCCATCTGAAGTGCTGAAGCAACATCAGAAGAAGTGATCATCATATTACCCTTACCACGACGAGTTGCTTTCGCAATTTCGTTCGCATCGCGTTCGATTTGGAACATCAAACCTTTGAACTTCTCTGCCATCCAACGACCGTTAGAGTCGGTGTCAAGATCGAAAGTACCGCCAGTAGTGACAT